TTTCATCTTTACCTTCTGTGTTATAAATTCTATTTGGTTTTTATCTATAAAAATATTTTCTTCTTGGACATCTTCAAAGTATCTATAAATCGTAAACCCATCATGAGTTTGGTTTCTGAAGTCCGCTGACCCAGATATATCATAAAGTGACGGCTTGTTATATATGCCAGACTCATTCTTCTGCATCTTGGTTGGGTGTGCTATTAAAAATATTATAACATTATTCATTTGAGCGAACATAGTTAACTGGGTGAGGACCCTTTTAATCCTGCTCAATTCATTATCCTTCCTGTCATCATAGTCAAGCTTATTAAAAGCATCAATGACAAATATATCTATGCCATAAATAAACATCTGCTCTTTAAATTTTTCCATGAGCCAGTTCCAGGTCGGGAACTTTCCGTCCTCTGCGGAGGTTATATACAGCCTCTCTTGTGCCCATTCCTTATACCTGACAATCTCTTCTTTTGTTACTCTAGGTAGACCATCGTTGTCTCTAAAGAAGTTTTTTCCAAAGAACTTTTCTATGAATGTTGTTTGATGAAGAGCCATTGGATGATGCTCTGGAGAAAAGAAAGATGCCTTCATGTTGTAGTCTTTCATTAAATTCATTACATACCATTCAACAAAGTTTGATTTTCCGTGGGAAGGAATACCTGTTCCAACAACCAAATGTCCCTTCATCACGCTAAAAATGCTTTTAAGATTACCAAAACATGGATGCTTAGGGTAAATTGTTTCCGGCATACCATTGTCGTGAAGATCCATGATATCATCCATCATGTCATCGACAGTAAACGTACCGCTTGAAGGATATTTTTTTGAAGATCTTATAGACTCTAACAAAATATCATCCCCTTCTATTAAGTCACCATTAGCATCTTTATTTTTGAAAAGTATTCTTTCGCATCTATACCTTCCAAGCCTTTGAACTATTTTCTCCGCAACAGCTTCTCCTTTTTCGTCATTGTCTGTGCATATATAAAACTTCTTAATGTCTTGGAGGTATCTCTCTGAGTTAATCCAAAAGTCATCATTGTCGTTGGCCCCGTTGGGAATGCTAACTGTGTTTTTAAAACCTGCCTGATGCATAGCTAATACGTCAAACTCCCCCTCAACTATATACAACTCATCCTGTCCAAGAGCTGCATTTATATTGTATAGTATTGGTTTTGTTTGTGCTGTCTGGGTAAAGTGTTTTCCTCCAGACCTATACTTTTTGTTCACAAGAACATCACCCTCGAAGTAATTAAAAACAATGTTGTTCATCTTTTGTCCTGCTTGTGGCTGAAAATAAACCTCCTCTGTTATATTCATAACCTTAAGAGTGGACTGTCTAAGTCCTCTTAATTCGCACCATTTAACCATTGAGTCAGACAGATCGGTATAATTTTTCCATGTTTGTTCTGGAATCTTATAATCAACACGGACGTTCTCCTTGTAATCAGATCGTATTGATATAGCTTCGCAGTGATGACATTTGGCAACACCTTTAGATATATTTACACTTAAACTCCTGTCTCTTTTGTTCTTCCTATCCGAAGTACATGCGGGGCAAACAAGTTTATGTTGTCCAGAAGATTTCCCTTTAAGGTCAATTGACGACCATTCGATTGTGTTTTTCACAGTGCGGGCTTTTGGGATTTAATTATCTTTCTACCATTCATTCCTTTGCCAGTAGTTTTTTTATACCACCTAACAAAGTATTGCCTGTACTCTTGTGGAGATGTGGAGGTAGTTCCATTTAGTGTGGCGTGGTTTGTAAAATTATTTATATACTCTTGAAACTGATGATCGTTTAAAAGAAAGTTGTTCATTACTGCTTTAATCCACCTCGAATCAGACAGGCAAATTTTCTTCGCCTCTTCTATTTCTATTATATTATTATCGTTATTTATATTATTTATATTATTACTTGGTGTTATTCTCGTGTTATTCTCGTGTTGATCGGGTGTTATTTGAGTGTTGTTTTTATTATAACTACCTTGGTAATCGCTATATTTTACTACAGATACAAGAAGATATTTGGGTGTTGCTTTTGTTTCTAAAATTTTACTGTCTTTGAGTTTTGACATAGCGGTTCTAACTTGCTGTCGAGAAAGCCCTAAAGAGTCTCCTATTTTGTCGTACGATGTGGCAAAAGATCCTCGTTGAATTAGACTGTTTTCAAACGTCATGTCTTTATAATTGGCTTTGATTAGGCAGTGTATAAATACACGAAACACATTAGCATTTCTATACCACTGCCAGCTCAATATTTTTCTGTCTAATTGTATGAATGAGTTCTTCATTGTCTATGTATCTTTCTTTAATTCCTTGTGGTATTTCATCTAATTGTTTTAGTAAATAATTTATATTAAAAACAAGCTCTGCATTAATAGTTTTTAGCTCGTCCAAGTCTTGTTCCTCAAGCGAGTGTTTAACTATCTTTATAGTTTCGCTTTTTAAACTTTCTATTTCTATTTTTCTAATACAATCATAATAGTATTCTACAAACATTGGTAGCTTTTGAAAGTGAATAGCGTTTTGCATTGTTTTAACTGCATGAAGAACAGTGGCATGGTCTTTATTAAAATACTTACCAACTTTAGCAAGTTCAATAACGCATAAATCCCTGATCAAATACATAGTAAGCTGCCTTATTTCTACATAAGGTCTTTTTCTAGTGTGTAAATTTTTAAGTGGATTTATACCTGTTACAGAATAAACTACTTTGCAAATTTTAATTGGGGTCACATTAGTTCTTATTCTTGATGGTTGTTTCATAATGAATTGGATTAAAAAAGGGAGGTTGATAACCCCCCTTTCTGTTAATTAAATTAAAATTTAAAAGGGGAGATCGTCGCTGATAGCAGGCTCTTTCCTTGTTGGTTGTTCTGCCTTATCTTTATTATAAGGCTCTCCAAATTTTAAAGAGAGAAACGTTTTCCCTGCTTTAGTTTGACTGATCCATCCAGCTACCTCAAGCTCTCTTCCGTTAACTAAAGCTGTTCCCTTGTAATCAGGCTGAGTATCTTTTTCCTTGTACTCGTTTTTGAAAAGACTTCCTGTCAAGTCTTTGTGTTGATAATCACTCATAATATTAGATTATAGATTTTGGAATGCGACTGCCTATACTTACAGACAGACTTGTTAAATATTCTTTGCATATTTCTATGCGTTCATACAATCGCTGGACGTCCTCGTCGTTGTACTCGACTTTAAACTCTTTGATTCTAAGTTCCTCTGGGACGTCAGCGTATTGAAGCCTATCGTAGACTTCTAGTTCAAGTTCTTCTGGGACTTCTATCATCCCAAGCTTCCAAGATAATCTTCTGATCTCATCTTGAATAAGCATCATTGGTGTGTCTACTAAGCAGTAAGTTACTAAAGATTCTTTCTTTCCAGTTAGTGCCATGTATCCCTGCATTTGCCAATAGTATGCAGAGTTTGGTAGCTCTTCTTCATGCATAGGAAATGTTGTAAAGTCCCAAGAAGATTTTATATCTATTAGTTCATCTTCAATAATATCAGGAGTCCCACAGATAAGATCGTTCTCAAAAAACATTTCATTTTTTGTGTATCTATGAGACTTGACTCTACTGTACATTTCAATAGCATCTTCCTCAACCTGCTTTCCCTTCTCAAGATACTTTGACTCGATGTCTGTTGTCTTTCCAAAAACAACCTCCTTGTGTATCTCTTGAAGGTATTTTTTTGTAGTCGCTGACAGTAAGTCTTTCTTGTTTCTTGGGCTTACCATCAGTTTTCCTAGTGAGGAGCATCTGAAAGTATATGTATCAAATTGTTTTAATCGCATGATGAATTGTATTTTCTTTTGCTTAAAACATAATGTAATGTTCCTGCGCTACTTATGTTGAAGTGTTCCATTGTCTTTTTTCTAGATCTTCCGCATTTATTGTAGTAATCAACCACTTCATCTCTGTTGTATTTAATGGTCTTCCTTGTAGCGATCTCCTGCCTCTCCCTAATTAATTCAATCGGCATATCCCTAAGGTTGTCTAAGCATGTGCCTATTTCTATGTTTTCAGGTTTGTTGTTTGTCTTATTATTATCAAGATGTCTTACAACATTCCCTTTCTCATAAATTCTGTCCCTATATTTCTGATAAGCCATCAGCCTGTGGGCATAGAGTGTTATATTTTTCCCGTCAACACTGACAGTGCATTTAACATACCCTTGTTTGTCCTTATGATTGCTAAGTTGATTTCCATTATAACCTATAAGGATTCCGTTTTCATCCACCACATACCCTCTCTTACTGGCTATTTTTTCAATGAAGCTAAAGCTTCTTTTATTGTGTGATCTCATTAGAATCCTATTTCGTTGTTAGTATTTTTAAAGTTGTGATAGTTTTGACTTTGCCTATTGGCCTGCGCTTGTTGAGTTTTTTTTCTGACAGTCGAGTTGGCATCGTCATCCTCAGCTTCAAGGGCAAGTAAAGATTGTAGTGAATATCTTCGATAGTATGTTATCTCAGATCCCCTGTCTTGTGGCTGTGATCCTATTATTGTCAAACCAGTCATTGCCTCTGTCGTTTCAAAGGACGGAAAGGTTTCTCCGCTTTCGTTGTCCATTATAACAGTAACCACTTGATCTTTGACTATCGGTTGCAGTATTGTTAACCCAAGCTTCTCTGCTTGCGGTTTTACCTGCGCAAGTAATTGATTAATGTCGGCGTAGTTGCTTTTGTAAAATGGATTTTTTTTGTTCTTTCTCAGTACGTCAAGTCCTGATATTAGCTTCGCTAATTTTTGTGTCATTTGTGTTGTCATAATAATTTTCTTTGATTTTATTTAAAGTTGGTGTGTTTGATTTTTCAAATGCTTTTATCTTGTTTCCGCTATCCTGAAGATTAAACAATAAGGCTCTCGAATAAACGTAAGACCTAGACAACTCCCTCAATCCTTTCATCATGGCATATATTAAGTGGGGAGTTTCGACTATCTTATATATATCAGATCCAGTTTGGTAGAGTTGTATCTTATCGTCTATCTTCTCTAGCTTTAGTCCAGGTAAAAATATAGCTTGACTTCCGTCAGAAAACGTGTGCTTTCGTTGGAGCTTGATCTCCTTACTCCATAATTTTTCAAGCATGTACTTTCTTCTTTCTGTTATTAGTGTCATTAAGTTTATATTTCCCTCAAGTATTCCCTTCTTTTGACAATCAGTTCGGCTCTGTTTTCTATTTTCTTTTGCATTTCTTCGCTAGTCAGACTAACTCGATAAAGAGCCTTGTCAATGGCTAAGGCTGGAATCGATTTGTGTATCTCCATCATTTGGTTTGACACAAAAATCTTGTGTCTTTTGATCTTTTTTGATTTCAAGATCATCTGTTTTAGTTGTTTCAGCATCTTGTTGTTTTTTATGTTCTAAATACTCCCGCTCCATCCAATCTAGAGCGACTCTATTTGACTCTGCGTACGTTTCTACAAAGTCGTCAAAAATTTCTTCGACTAATGATTTTGTTCTTCCCATGTTATTATATTTAATTTATTTAAAAACTCTTTTGTTTTACTCCACCAAACATTTCGCAAGTACATTTTGTTATACTGCTTTTGGTTTAGTGAAGTATATCTAATAACTCCATCACCGCCTTTAGTAGACATGATGTATATTCCTGTCGGTAGCTTCTTAAACTGTGCCATTTAAAGAGGATAGTTGATTTTTTAGATTGTCTGTCACTTTGTTTCTCAAGCTAATTATAAATTCAGCAGAGAACAAAGATACTGGAATTTCATATTCGATATCCCCAACAGAGAGCCTTACTGTATTATTATGAATATAGACTCTCTCTGGATTTAAACGTTTTATATTAGACACATTTTCAGAAATCCTATCAATTTTATCAGTATGCATGTAATGATTTAACTGATACTCATTGTTAGTGTGTTTAGGATTTTTATGAGTGTTCTTTCCATATTTGAAAATTACTTTGTCGGTGATAAGCCTACCAAATTTTCTCATAAACATACTCCTGATTACGTTTGGGTCTGTTTCATCAAGGTTCATTAAGAAGTTTTTCCCCTGAATGGACATTCTTCCTCTGTGGTGTTTTACTTGTTGCATAATGTATAGAATTTAATTAATAATATTGCTAAGTTATGTTGTTGTTTGTAATTGTCCAAAAATTGTTAATAACTTTCCTACCAGCTTGCATGATAATAGTAATCATCGTCAGGATGTAGGCTTAATTCTTTTTTTAGGTTGTATCTGGTCTCTCTTAGCGAATCAAAGTACCAGTCATCATAATCTTGAGACCCAAAAAAGAAGCCCTGTACGGCAGGCAATTTTTCTTCCGCTACCTTTTGTGCTTTTTCAAGAGTTTCGCTGTCTAAGACTCTTAAAATTTGGTTTATGGTGTCGAGAAGGTCTTCAAGTTGCTCTATTTCTACAAAATATTCTTTGCAATCGTCTAATCCCCCCTGAACCATTCGGACAAACCAGTTGTGAATCCAGTTTGTTTTTCGCCAATCCATCACGTCAAAAGTAATTGAATTTATTCTTTCTAAGTTGATCGGTTTGTTTCCTTGAAATGCAATCCCTGAAAAAAATTTTTCTGAAGGGTTGTGATCCCAGTTTTTTACATATCTTTTACGTTGTAAGTACATGTCTAATCCCATAGTTTCTGTGTTTTAATTTTATTTTTTAGGTGTTAATGATTATAAGTTTCTTCTAAGTGTCTATAAAGGATATCAAGCGCCCTGTCTACGCCTCTTTTTTCCGCATGATCATGGCTATCTTGCACCCATTCGTCATCTGCTTTTATGTCTTCAATAATTCTTTTTATGGTTTCAATGTTTATCATGGTTTTTCTTTTTTGAATGAACAAAATTTTTCGTGAATGTACTGCTCAGGATCTGCCGATAATACCATGATTTGCTCAATTATTTGTCCGTCCAAAACTTCCTTTATCAAGCTGACATCATATCCATCAGGATTCATTATAGCTATCTCTTGCTCTTTGTTGTCGTTGGTGTACTCCCATACCTTGTATGTGTCTCCATTGAACATTATCTCCGTCTCAATAACTTTCGTGTTTACTATTCTTTTCATTTTATTTATAGAGTTTGTGTTTCTGTGTTTGTTTAAGATGCGGGGGAGGATCAGCCCCGCCCTTAAAACAAAACAATAATTATCAAATGAATGTGATCCTCTTGTTTAATTGTTATTTAATTCTTTATCTCATAGTCATCTATGAGGCTCTCTAATTCCATATCAGTTAAACTCAAGTATGGTGTTGTGTAGGGTTTATGTTGAGGAATATAAGAGATTCCGCCATCCCCATCGTTCCAAATTTTTACGTTCTCTACGTTTGTGATAGCTTCATAACCTACGCCCCTAGAAGTCTCGAAATATCTTACTCCTTTGACTTTTAATTTTATGTTATCTTTCATTGTGTTTTGTTTTTGTGTTCATATAAATAGAACGGTTGTTCTAATGTTTGAAAATCTATTTTGTTGTAAACTTTTTTAGCTAATTTCAGGGCATCGTCAAAGATATCCACTCCGTAGATCGGGCGCATAGTTTCGCTGTCGATTAACTGTATCTCCTCGATCTTACTGTCGATTGTGCATTTGACGATAAAATTTCTATCGTTTCTGACCATTGTAAAGGTCATGTTGTATGCAGTTGGGGTGATCTGTGCATCTCTAAATGTTGCTTCCATCTTTTGTAAATTCATATTCATTAGCTTCGATTGTATCTGTAATAGTTTCCTCACTTGTCAGGTATATGTACCCGTCATCTAGTACATGTAATATATTTTGTTGCATATCATTCCTGAAATAGTAGTAAAGATCATCAAGATCTTGGTCAAATTCGTCCTCTTTGTCCTCATCTACTTTGTACCCGTCGACGTCGTTTCCTGTCCCGTACTTCTTGACTAGATCATCTCGATCCTTTAAAAACTGTTTGCAGTCATCAGAATAGAAAGCTGAATGGTGTCCCCATTCTTTGAGGATTTTTTCTGCGACGTCCTGGGCATCATCTATAAATTCAATGGAACATGATCGGCTCCGCCCTAGATCAAAGCTTTTGATTTTTATTCCGCATTCCTCCATTTCCCGGTAGATATCTTCCCACCAATCATAGTCCACGTTAATATAAATGTTGTTTTCAATTGCTTTTTGTTTTGCTTGTTCATCTAATTCGTTGAATTTGTACGCTTGTATTTCTATTGTTCTCATGATTCTATTTTTTAGTATTGGTGTTGGTCCCCATTGCTTATTTAAGTGATTTTTTTAGTTCTTCTAGTGTTACACCATAGCTGTCGAATAAAAAGTCCTCAAAACGCTTTAAATCGCTTTTCTTGACCATAATATTTGTAGCTGTGCTAAACACATTTGATGTTCTAGCTGTAACTACCCAAATTGGACAGTACAAAGTATGGTGGTGTTCTGCTAGGTCATCAAGTAAATCATGAAGGATATTTTTGTACTGTAGACTTCCGTCTGCAAAGCCTGTCGCCCATCCATCGAATGTTGTCCATTCATCACGGACCACAGGGCTGTTGTATCCTCTCCATCCATCTATACGGACATACTCCATTTTGGAGATAGGCATCGATTGTTCAACGTCTCCATACAGTTCCTCTAAGTAATCATTGGCAAACCCAAATTCCTTACTGTAGTAGAAAGCCTGACCTTCCTCAAATTCAGAATGTCCGAAGATGTTGATTCTCATTGCACCATCCCACTCTTCTCTTTCACACTCTTCGCATAGTGTCTGAGTTTCTCCTACCCTGAAGAAGTCCATGTCTGTGTTAATTTCTGACTCACAGCAGTTGCATTTGATAATTGTTTCTTCCATTTTTTTGATTTTTAGTTAAACAAAGGTTGTTTTTTAAATTCATCAATTCTTTTTTGTGCTAATTCGCAATATTCTTCACTAATATCTATTCCAATATAATCCCTCCGAAGTTGTAATGAAGAAAGACAAGTTGTTCCACTTCCATTCATGGGGTCAAGAACTAAATCTCCTTCGTTAGTCCAAGAATTAATATGGTCTCGTGCTAAATCCATTGGGAATGGTGCTGGATGTCCTTTTGCAGCTTGGTCTTCTTTTTTCTTACCAACAACATACTCCCAAATATTTCCTTTTATCTTTTTCTTTTTTACGGGTTTTGCAAGTTTGCTTCTTTTCTGTTCCCCTTTTGAATAATTCTTATATGTTGTCCCATTGAGTTCTAAACCTGCATGAAGACAATCAACTTTTATTGGATTGTGTGTTTTCACTTTCCCCTTACTAAATACAAACATATACTCAAAAACACTATTATATCTCTTCCTATATATTTGTGGTATAGGATTAGTTTTTTGGAATATCATCGTATCGTGTAAATTGAATCCAATCTCCATAAAATAAAGAGCCTGTTTGAAACTCGTTCCTGTTTCACTTCCTTTGATAGTCGCATCATTAACTACCCATACCACAATACCCCCTTCTTTGGTTATTCTAAATAATTCCTTAACTATTTCTTCAAAAGGGAAAACAAACCCTTTATATGTTCTTAGATTATCATATGGTGGGGATGTTAGAGTTAAATCAATAAACTCATCCTCCATCTTTTTTAAGATTTCAACACAATTACCTGATAAAATTTTATTCCTATACTTTTCCATAATCTATTTTTTAGTATTGGTGTTGTGTTTCTGTTTCTGTTATGTACCTTAGTTTGTTTTCTATTACGTCAATTGTTTCTTGATACCCATTAAACTTTTTCAACAGCTCCAGCTCCTTGTTGAAAGCTGGGCGGGTTTTTAGTTTTCCAAAGATTAACTTTTGATTTTCATTACAAACCTCTACAATGTCTTTTAAATATTGCCTTTCTTCTTCGGTTATGTCCTGGGCTAGTGTGTTATAAATAATGTCTTTGACTGTTTTTTCTGTTGGTTGTGCTTTCATTGTTTTGATTTTTAAAGGGGCATCTTAGAATAAATCATCTACATCAACACCCTGTAGATAAGAGTTATAATAAGATTTGGCTCTTGTTCTTACCTTTTCATCAGTTGGGTATTCATCTGGTGCTGCACCAGCCATCATGTCATCTCTAACCATTTGAACAAAATTATTCAGGTTTAATGGCTGTGGAGGTTGTGGAATTACTTCTTTAATCACTTTATAAGTTTTGTACATGTCTTTTATCTTTAAAAATTATTGTATTGTTTCATCCTTTCGGTGTACCTCGCTCTTTTATACCCTCCGCATAGAGTTATAAATAGATTGTATTGAGCGTGGAAAAGCATATCCATACCGCACCCGTTTATTGATCCGTTTGGGCTTACCCCTGCAAGCTTTAGGATATTTGGGTCTCCAATGTTCACCAGTCTATTTTTATAAATGTAGGCGAGTTTGATTTTTCTACTCATTCCCGATCTACTAACCGAGATGACACCAGCATAAAACTTACCCGATAGCATGGCGTTTTTAATCTTTGTGAGTTCTTTCGCCATATAATTGATTTGTGCCTCCCTATAAATTGTTGGCTCGTCGCTACTAATGGCTGTGGCTAATTTCTCAATGTGTTTTGTTGTTTTCATTTGATTAAGTTTTAATAGGGGGGTTGCCCCCCGTTTGATTAAATTTTGTTTAATAGTTTTTTTGCCGTTTCGGAGCCGCATCCGCTAACATCAGCGATTTCACCCCGTTCATCTACAAAGATCTCAATGTCGCAATCAAATATGTAATTTATTCCGATTGCCTCTCCTCTAAAAAATACTGTTTCCTTTTCTAATAAATCTATCATTGTATAAATGTTTTATTGTTTTGATGGTGTAAAAGTATCTCACGGAGTCGAACCAACCAAATAAAAATCGATAAAGTGCACACTCT